GTTGTCAGGAGTTTTTGAGAAGAAAACAAACGCTGTGGCGAAGCGTGTCCTTGACTTTTATGAAGATATGAGATATAAATATCTATCAGCATTAGATGACCCTAAAGAATATGGTACAGCATGGAAAAATGCAGTAAAGAAACTTAGAACTGATTTTGACGGTTTAGGGGATTTTACAGCAGAACTTAAGAAATATCTAGATGAAGATAATGTTTTTAATGATGAATCTACTAACCCTGAATCTACAGAAGCAAAGAAATTATATAATGCTATCAAAGAACTTAGATTTAAATCTAAGGAAATGAATGACCCATTTGCTCGACAACTAGGTGATAAGGTAATAGAAACATTAGTCAAAAAGCCTAGTGTTTATGCTATGTTTATTCATTATGCTTTACGTTCCCACACTCATGCTTTAGATAGAAAGTCATGGGAAAATAATGATATTAAACCTGATGAAATAACAGAAGGGGCTAGAGGATTAGATTTAGAATTAAAAGATATACCCCTATATTTAACAGAACATTATGGTGATGATGTAGATACTAGCCGTGTTAAATCTAAGTTTGAGGGAGCATTAAAACTTCTAGAAAAAGTCTATCTATCAGAAAACTCACAAGATAGTTGGGATAAATTAGTAGCAGTAGATATTAAAAAAGAAGACGAAGAGAAGTCAGAAGAAGAGAAGTCAGAGATTGAGTTTTTAATACCAAATAAACCAATGTATAGAATCTTTGAAATTGACGACCTAAAAGAATTAAAAGGATTTAGTGGCGAATGGTTAGTCCAAGAAAAGTTTGATGGAATAAGAATACAAATACATAAGAAAAACAATAAGGTTCAAATATTTACATATAATGAAAAAGATATAACAGATAAATGTAAAGATATAGTAGAAAAAGCAAAACAAAAAAGATTTGGAGATATGATTTTAGACGCAGAATTAATTTTGTATGATGGGGATGAACCTTTACATCGTGCAGATACTATTGCACATCTATTCAAAAACAAATATAAAGACGCTACATTAAAAGCAAGAATATTTGATATTATGAATCACGATGGGAAAGACTTGACTGATACACCACTTAAAGAAAGAATAAACATATTATTTTACCAATTGACTCCGGGGTCATCAGACCTATTTAATTTCCCTTCTAAGAAAAATACTAGGATTGCTGATTCAATAGCAGAAGTAGAAAAATATTCTAAAAGCCTAATGGAATCAAAAACATCAGAAGGGGTTGTCATTAAAGATATTGAATCAACATATTATATAGGGAATAAAAAGAATCCAAAATGGATTAAATGGAAAAAGTTTGTTGATTTAGATGTTATTGTATTAGATAAGAAAAAGACTAAATCTAATTTATATTCATACTCAGTTGGAGTTGGGCCATTAAGCGGAGAACAGGCCAGAGAACATAATGGAACAGAAATAGAAGGTAAAACTTACTTGCCTGTAGGTAAAGCATTGAACACTAAAGAATCAGTAGACATAGGAGCAATTATTAGAGTTAAGGTTGATGAAGTTAGAAGGAAAGATAAAGGATATAGTCTGTATTCCGCAAAAGTAATTGAGATACCTGAAGTAGACTCACCTGAAAAATTAATAACTTTAGAATTATTATCTAAAGAAGGTAGAAAAACTCTAAAATATGATATTGAAGATGCTTTGTTAAAGTATACAATAACAGATGGAATACACGGTAAAGCAGATATTATTATGAAATCAGATTTAGATGGTTTTACCATATATGGTTTTGAAGGCGATAGTTTAATGCAAAAAAATGCTCTTGCAGATATTGATTTATGGAAAGAACAATTAGGAGAAATGATAAAATCTAAAACTTCAGATGCTAGAATGTCAATTAAAAATTATTTAATCGAAGAAGGTAGACCAACTGAATTAAAAGATATATTTAGATGGGCTAATGAAAATATTCCTGATTTAACACAAAAACTTTGGGAAGGAGACTTTAACCATTTTAGTTCTTGGATGAAAGATTTTACAGGTGATTTCAAAAGAGTTGGTGAAAGTAAGTATACTGAAAACCCTGTAATGATAACAAAAGACGATTCAAAACAAGCATTATATAAATTATCCATAAGAGAAGATGATAACATTGAATTAGTAATTACATATAAAGATGAAGAAATGATTTGGATAATAGACATAAAAGATTCAGAAGATATTTATAATCTATTTGGTAAATCAGGGAAGTTTCCTGCTGAAATCGGAGAAAGAAGTCAACCTTCTAAGTTATTAGATAAAGGTGCAATATTATTAGGAGTTCAAAAACATGGCTATCACGAATATAAATTAGATGGTGATAAGTTTAGAACTAGATTACATTTTAGAGTAGTACCTGTAAAAGAAAAAGATAAATGGGTTGTATGGACAGGAATTAAACAAAAGATGTTAGATACCAAAGAAGATGAAGGTTTATGGGATATAACAGAAGATAGGTTTAAAAAATTAACCATGCAATTTGATTAATATCATTTAATTTATATAGTAAAAGAATTAAAGCAACCGTATGGCCGAGGCGTTGATGCTTTCTGATGGTTCTTTTGATATATTAAAATCAGATGAATTAGTTATTGGCGGCTATGCTTCAATAGAGATTGTAGATAAACAAAACGATTTAATTACTTTAAAGGCTTTAAACGAAGCAGTCTCTAATTACATGAAAGACCCTAAATATAGAAATGTAATGTCAAACCATTCAAATGTTCAAGTTGGAGACGTAATAGAGAAATACCGTGATAAAAACGGTATGCTCCATAAAACAGAAGTAGATGATGTAGGGTTCTATGTTGTCATTAAATTAAGAGATGATATTGAAAAGGCAAAAGAAATATCAAGAGGTATTAGAAAGGGAACACTACGTTCCTTTAGTATAGGCGGTCAAGCCTTGAGTAAGCGAAAAAAGTCAAGTGATGAACTTGGCGAGTTTAACGAAATTGACAAATTAGAACTCCATGAAGTCACTATTTGTGAAAAGGGTATCAACCCTGAAGCAAAGTTTGACATCTTGAAGGAGGATAACGGAATGACAGAAAGATTGGAAAAAGCGTTAGAGGAACTTAACAGCCTAATGGCAGAAGTTAATGACCTCAAAAAAGAAGAAGAAGCAAAGCCTTCCTCAGATGATGGGGAAAAAGAGGCTATGGCTTATGAAAGTATGGACACTATGGAGGATGAACCAATGGATAAAGAACCCGAAGATATAGAAATGTCTGATACAAAACCAGAAATGGATGATGAAACAGCAAAAATGAGAAGCGGCCCAGAAGGTTCAGTAGAACATGGATATGGAGAAGACCTAGAAGCAGGTAAGAAACATACACAAGCAGCACAAGTAGGACAATTGTATAAAGAGTGGCAAAACGATGACTTTGCTACACTTGACCTATCTGTTGAAAATGTAGAAAAAGCATATGATGCGTTTAAAGCAGAACAGTTAGAAAAGATGGCCTATGATACATTAAAGTCTAGATTTGAGTCTAGATTTGCTAGTGAACAAAACGTAAGAAAGGCTGATGCTGCTAGAGCAGGATATGATGCAAAGAACGAAGTGGAAACACTAAGAGAAGAGTTTGCTATGCTAAGAAAGAGTTTGACAGAACAAAATGAAAAGATTGTTAAGTCACAAACAGTAAAAGTTCCAAACTTTGATGTAACAAATATGTCATGGGGAGAAATCCATAACATAGTATCAGGATTTGAGGAGTGATAAAAAATGAGTGGATATATTAAAACTATGAAAGATTTAGAAGCCGCAACCTATGGAATAAAAGGTGGAAGCGGAAATGCTTTGTTAAAGAGTGCAGGAGTTGTTGCGTTTGGTTCTTCAGGAACAGGACACGATACAGATGTAGCGGGTTTATCCGGTGCGTCAGGTCTTGCTGATTTATACAACAAGGCTTATGGACAGAAAGTTTGGTCTATGCTTAACCAAGAAGTTAATGCATTAGCAATGCTGTCAAAGAGACCATACACAACAAGTGGATGGCGTATTTTGAAAAGCCGAGCAGAAGGTGGAAGCGGTTCTACCTTTGATGTAACTATTGGCGGAGCAGGTACAGGAGCAGCAGCAACAGGTGGAGCAGCACCTAGAGCAGATAGAATTGGTGGAGTTGCTGAAAACGCATCTTTAGGTACAGGAAATGATATTCCTGCAATTACGCCTGAATACACCAAACTATTTACAAGCCCTAAAACAGTTGCTCATTTGTTTGAGTTCTCAGAACTTGCGCTTGAAATGGCTAAGATTGACGATGGAGTTGGAGACCTACGTTCTTTAATTCGTGAAGATATGGGTAAGCATCATGCTGAAGTACAGAACAAAATGCTTCTAATGCCTTTAGAGGCATATGACGCTGTTCTAACAGGAAGCGATAATATGACTAACATTAATAGAGGTTATACTTCTTTAATGAAAGTGGTCGCTTCATCTCAAGAAATGGAAGCAATGGTTGATGCATCAATGTTAGATGATTCTACATCTAGCACAGGTGGTCTAACTGCTACACTAAGTACAATTTATGGTGCAACAGATAGGCAACTAGTAGGTAACGCATATAACACATCTTTCTTAGATGCAGAAGTAGATTATGGAGCAGGATATGCAGCAGGTGATGCTAGAGTCCTAACTCTAACTATCTTAAATGATATGCTAAGAAGACTTCGTGAAAACGGAGGTAGTCCTAAAGTTATCTTAACAGGGTATGATACAATTCAGCACCTTGGTGACTTGCTACAAGCACAAGAAAGATTTATGGATAGAAAAGAGGTTATACCAACCCACAATGGAGTAAGAGGTGTAAAAGGTTCAGAAGTTGGCTTTAGAGTCGCTACTTACTATGATATACCAATTATCCCTTGTAAAGATATGCCTAAAACAGGAAACCATGCTACTGCATCAGAGAAACTAAGCGACTTGCTTGTTCTTGATACAGACCATCTTTGGATGAGTGTTCTTAAACCAACACAATACTTTGAAGACGGTATTGACCATGGAAACCCATTCGGAGTAGGAACACTAGGAAACCAAGCAATGTATAGAACCATTGCAGAAACAGGTTGTTCTTTCTTTAAGGGTCAAGGTAAAATAACTAACCTAAAGAGTGCATGAGGTGATTAAGTATGGCATTAGCATATACTGTATCATTACTGCCAGACCACAAAGGCATGACTTTGCCTAAAGTGGTTGGTGATGAATATGTTGTAGATGCTTTGATAGATGTAACGTCAATTGTCGCAGCAGGGTCAGTAATCCCTGCTTCGGCTCTTGGCCTTTCAACTGTTCATTGTGTAACAATATGTGGTAATGATAATCCCAATAATAGCACAAATGACATAGCAGTTAAGGTAGAAATAAGCGCAACAGGAGGATATGAATCTTCAACTTCCTTTGCTCTTATGTTCACTACTATGTCAACAGGTACTACGTTATCTAATGATGCTAATGGTGGTTCTGTTAGAGTAAGAGTTTGGGGTAATCTCTAAACTTAAAATGTGACCTTTGGCCTTCTTTAATTAGAAGGCCAGAGGCTACTATAATATAAGGTGATGAAATATGGCATTAATAGAATTAAAGAATAAAGCAAGACCTATTAATTTAACAACTAGGTCAAGAGCAAAAGTTACATATGGTGACAAAATAGAAATATCTGCAAAGGAAGCATTAACTTACTTAGGAGATAATACATTCAACATTACATTCGTTCCGACCGATAAAAAGGAATTAAGGACTTGTAATGCTAGACAACTAGAATGGTTGCGTAGAGAGTTTGGTGTTAAAGGAGACATAGATAAGATACTAAATAAGATGTTTCCTGAACCAACTATTAAAAAGAAGATTAAAACAGAAATAAAGAATATGATGCCTGTTGAAGATAAAAAAGAAACGACATCTTCATAAGGGAATCGAAACTAGACTAAAACGAAGGGGGAACAAAGAATGTCAGGATGTAATAATACAGGAGTATTAATTGTTTCGGGTACAGGAACACAAGGTACTCAAGCACTTACAGGTAGATGCAGAATCAAATCTATTAAAGTAATGAATGATGCTGCGGTTGATAAGACTGTTACATTTTATGACGGTACTTCTAACTCAGCAAAAAAAATACATGAAGCACACGTTGGGGCAGTGAATCAAAACTTTGATTTTGATTTTCATGGTGCTATTGCTAATAATGGATGTTATGTAGAAGTTTCCGGTTCTGGTTCTAATAGTGGGGTTAGTTTCTCTCTTCAATATTTCTGAGGATGAAAAGATGCCCGCATTAGAAAAGGACACAAAATTAGTAATGACGATATTATTCGTTGGAGCCATTAGTGGAACCAACGTTTATTTTTACGCAAAATATGGTAGTGCAATTGCCTTTGGTGATTATGCTCATGCAGTAGTATTTGGATTGATGACTATCGGTGCAATACTTTCTTTGAAAGCATTGTTTGATTTAGCATTAAACGATAAGATAGAAATGGTTCTATTGGATAGAAGAATTGCTTCTTATTGGGCTAAGAAAACTAGAGATGCAGAACAACGTGAAAGAATTAGACAAAGTATGCAACAGTTTAGTCCTCAACAATCTATGTATATACAATCTCCGCCCATGCCTAGACCTATTGAGGAAAATAGAGTGCCTACATCTTTCTTAGCACAAATAGAACAGTAGGGGTATTAAATGTTAGAAGCAATAACCACAGGTTTTAGCGAAACAACATTAGCATACGACCTTCAAAGAGCGCATTCTGCGGATATATGGTTTATTAGAGCCAGATACTTTTTTTGGGGTACTGTTTCTACAATAATAGGGTTTCTTTTTGGACACGCTTTACCTGCATTCGGAATTAATATTTATAAAGAATTGTGGGAGGGATTCATTTACACTTGGCATCATTTAATAGGGTGATATTATGTCAGTAATGACAGGCTTTGTAATCATAATGGCTGAACAAATAGGTCTTATGTGGAAAAGAATACACGCTGTACCTTTTGGAATATACGGAGCAACTAAAGTAGGTAAAACGACTTTAAATCACCAATTAAGAACTAGAGGAGAAGTACCTAAAATAGTAGAAAGAACAGTAGGGAGAGGCAGGGCTACTAGAAAATCTATTAAAATTGATGGAGATATGCACACTATCAAATCAGCAGACGTTGGCGGTGAAACATTATATTGGGGAGAATGGCTCAAAGATATGCGAACTAGAAAAGTAAAATATATTATTTTTATGATAGATGATAGGCATATGGATAAACATTATGATATAGAGCAACAATTGTGTTGGTCTTTTTTGGTAGATTCAATATGTTCTCCTTATTGGGATATGATAAATAAAAAACACAAAAAGAAAAACCATGATTATCCGGTAGCAGTAGGTTTATGGGCGAATAAGTTTGATTTATGGAAAGATAAATACAGATATGATGACATACAAAAACACCCAATATTTGATTCTTTTAAAAATGGTATGACTAAGTTAAATGATAAAGGAATCCCTTGTTTTAAATATGTAGTAAGTGCAAAATCAGATTCAGAAATGGTTTATAGAGGAATAACAACAATGATGGAGGACTATTAATGACAGATAATTGTTCAATTGGGGTATTGTGTTCTTGTATTAAATGTGTAGAATATAGAAAGGAGAAAAGTGAATGACAATAGGTTATCAACCACCAAGTCTAATCGGAGCAACTAACGCTACTGCAAGTGCGTTTTTACCACCGATGAAATATGCCAGAGCCGCAGGTTCTATAATGAATTATGAATATAAAAGTACCAAGCCAAAAAAACAAGTAAAAGAAATGATTAAAATCTTACTACCTGAAAAGAAAAGATTTCTTAAAATTAAACATGGTTTCAAGTTTAATACAAGAGATAGATGCGTAGTCTGTGGAACACATAGAGTATGGGAAGCATCAGACCCAATGAGGCCGTCTATCCCTTTACATAAGGTAAAGAAAGGATATCCAATGAGAGGTACTTATTGTGATAAACACGCACAATTACATAAACAATATGAAATGTTAGAACAGCAAATTATAGCAGACGAACACGGGTTAGAGTTTAAGCGATATATGCCTGCTCCTAAAGTTCCTAAGTTATTACAATCTGCACCGCTAACTTCATTAAGGCAACAAGATATAGAAGCATTGTCAGTAGCGGGTTGGACTATCAGGCCACCTAAAATGATACAAGAAACGTTAGAAGATGAGATGTTTAGATTAACTATGGAAAGCCAAGCAATAAACAGTAGAGTTTTAAAGTTAATTAAAGTCGGAGCAAAAGTAACACCAAAAGAAATAGAGGTAGAGTGATATGGGATTATTAGGAACAAGCAATACAACGTTATCTAATCAGATAACACAACAAGGACAGTCAGATTTTAAAGTAATGAACAATCTTTTGACATTACAAGAAAACCATGTAGAAGATTTCTTTCAATATCACGGTGAAGCGTTTTTAAGTGCATTTGAAAAATTATTAGAAGATGTTACAGAAAGGGTAGTTAGCCAAATGTTAGTTAAATTAAAGTTTGTAAGTAATTCTAATGGAGAGTTATCGGTTCATTCTGATGCACTTAGAGAATATGAAAGTATTACTGCTGAAAACATTACATTAGATTTACAACAGTTATTAGCGACTGCATTAAATACAGAAGTTATAATGCAAAGAAAAATGGCTAAAGCACAATATATTGAAGCACAAGGATTTACTTCATCAGGAACACCTCCTATGTCCGGTCAAACAGGAATGCCTCAAGGGATGCCTATGGGTAATCCTCAAGGAATGAACCCTGCTAACATTCAAGGGAATAATGCGGCAGTAGGTATGAATAATATGATGATGCAACAACAAAATGCAATGAACAATGCATCAGGTTATCCTATACCTCCTTCTGGCTACGACCAAATGAATAATCCATATTGGATTGACCCCGCTACCGGACAACCAACATATACTCCACCTGCTAGTGGACTTGGATTAGGTAACGCTATTAGTAAAGGATTAGCATGGGCTTCTTGGTTAGCATGAGAGGAGAGATATGGACATTAAAATACCTGAATCATTTAATGTTCAGAACCGCACTAGAAATATAGGTTCAGAATTAGAGTTGAACAAAGATGATTTGTCCAGCGATAAAGGCACTGAACATCCTTTGTTTATTTATATGCTAAAATATTTAATGGCTCCTTTAACAGAAAACTTAGGTACACACTCTAAAGGCATGAGAGTATTATTAGACGCAGAAGGTTTAGAAAACGCTGCAAGATATAATGCAGGTATGGATGTAGATTCAGAAGAATACATTAAACATATAAACCATGCTTGGAATACTTTATCTAAATCTAGTATGTACTCAACACAAAAAATAAAAGATGAGGATAATCAATCATATGGAGTAGTAGAAAAAGGCATATTAGGAATATTAAATAATCAAAAGTGGATAGAACAAGAAGATAAGGAAGTTATAGAAAAACTAATTCAAATTATGCCTAAAGAAGGACAAGAGACATCCTTCATAGATTTGTTAGATTTAGAAGAAAAACAAAAAAAGGTAATAGGCACAGAAGGACAGAAAAAAATATTTGGATATAGAACAGGAAAAAAAGCAAGTGAAATGTACGCATCAGGCGAACAAGGTAAGCCTTATTATCCAATATTAAAACTGTTAGAAGAAGTAGTAGAAACTTCTGAAAGTGCGGATAATAAGATTATCAAAAGAGGCAAAATAGAAGATAAGGTTGTTATTGAGTATCTAAGGAAAGTTAAAACAAGTAAATGGGAAGGGGAAAATGTTACATTAAGACAAGACATTGTTATTCATTTTGATAGACTGTTCCAAATATTAAGAAATAGATATGGAATAGGAAATGTAAAATCTGATAGTAAAAACGCCAAACCTATAAAAACAGATAATGTAGAAACTCTCCTAAAAGAAGATACAGAAGATACTAAGGTAGTACCTTTGGCTAATAATCAAATAGAACCAAATGCTCAATACGATGTGTGGGAAAGACAAAATAATATCACAAAACCAGAAAATCTTTCTGATATAGAAGAACATCTATTTAGAAGAATAATTTTAAAATTAGAGTTAGAAAAACAACAACAATCAAGAGACATACAAGCGTCTCTCATACATCATTTGTATAAATATAATATTATTGATAACTTAAGTGATGATGATGAATTAGGTCAATATTCTGATATGTTAACTCAACACTCAAAAGGTAAATGGAGAGACAAGTACGGAAAAATAGATTTCCCTTTTACTAATGATGAATTAGATTTAATAGAAAAAATAGTAGATACAGAAGAGTTAACAGAACCTATGAAAAAACTAAAAGCACAAACTTTAACCAGAACACTTGCAGCAGAAAATGAACGTGCTGCTA